TTGTCATCGAGCCGGCGCTCCTCTGATGCAGGCTGACTATTTGGAATGGGGGATAGCGTCTTCACCAGTCAGAGTCGAAATACCCGGTTCCATGCCGAGAACGTCTGCTCCATGTTCTGCTGGTCGCAAATGGCGGGATGACCTCCGGGTCGTCTTCCTGCGCGTTCGTTTGCTGTGCTTCGGGCAATGCCATCTCGCTGAACTTCGCCAACAGCATTGCCTCCTTCTCAGAGTCTTGCGTTAAAATCTGGGCAAGCATATGCCCCAGTTTCAGGCTGAATGCCTCGATGAACGTTTCGTCGAACTCCCCTGGATCCGTGACCCTCCGGATGTAGGTGACCTTGGCGGAGTCTGCTTTGGTGATCAGGTTGCCACTCTCGATCGAGTAGAATGCCTGATTCATGAATGCCTCCTGTCCGTTGAGCGTGACAATGCGAAGGCAGTCAGACGGGAGTGGGTAGGAGTAGGCCGGCCCGAATGCGGGTGCCGTAGCTGACGCAGTCAAAACTGCGCGAGTGATTGCAAAGTTCCACGGGTGAGACCGCAGAAGAGCATCCCTACACAGTGGGTAAATCCGACGAACCTTGTCCGCCTTCGGTGAGTTCTCCGTGTATGACGCTATGCCACTCTGCCCGAGATGAGATAGTGCCAGGTTTGCGATCGTCGTGTCGGTGTAACTCATCAGCGGGGAAAGCGCCTCGAGGTGGATAAGTCCCCGAGGCGCCCATCAGGTGGGTGATGTGGGAAGAATTATCCCATTTCCTCATCCAGATAGCTGATGAGAACCTCCACGATGTCACCGCTCACGATTGCCGTAACGGCAGTGATGGTGAGGATCAGGAGTTCCCCTTCGTTGACCTGGACGAGAGCATTGCCAGAGGGACGAGTGAAGGCGACAGAGTCGTCGTTCACTGCGACCGCACCGGTGAGTGCTGTGACGGTGGTGCCATCGGTCCCGAGTTTCTCGAGGCGAAAGCTTCCATTGATTGCCCCGTTCAAGGACGTTACCCGACACTTTTCCGGGATGACGTAGGCCGTCTTCGCCGGAAGGAAACAGAGTCGGATGTCATCGTCCCCGGATGGGGTCGCGTCAAACGTGTAGGCTGCCGGTTTGGCAACCCGTTCAGCATGCACCAGAGTCCGGTGGGAAGGCATCGCGTTGCGAGTCTTCTTCCGATTCATCTGGGATGTGTAGAGAGGGTGGTCAGTGAGAAATGCCATGATTCAAAATTCCTTTCTGTTGATGTTGATCCTCTACCGATTAAGGCGACCTGTCGCAGGCGATGGTCACGACGGTTTTCTCGAAACGGCGAAGGACGCAGTACTTGCTGTAAGCACTGATCTGAATCGCGTGATCCAGGTCCGGTCGCTCATCGAACTTGATCTTCATGTCGTCAGGGACAACAATCAAACCGCGCTCTTTCGAGTAGACAAAGCAGGTCGCAATATCGGTCGAACTCGAGTGTTGAAGTCGGTTCGTGATGATCACATCCATGCCGTAGAGTTTCTTCTCTTTGCCTTCGTGCCATGCGCCGATCATGTTCGCCCAGACCTCATTCGTTGCCGTCTTGAGGTACTGCAGAAGGTCACGCTTCTCTGCTGGTCCCATGGCGACTGCGATCTCTTCTTCGTCGCAGAAAATGTCATAGGTTTCGAGAATGCGAACTGCCTCTTCGAGCTTCGCCGGAGTCATGCCGATGTTAGCGGCAGGAGACTCTCCGAACTGGACCCCGACCTGCTGAGAGGAGGGGAGATCGATTGCATCGGTATAGGATTCCGCGCCACCGTATTCGGTCTGGTCACAGGCGAGAGCGACAAGCGTATCGACCTTTCGGTTCCACGCACGGCGCATTTCTTCCTGCACTTCCGAATCGGGTTGGCCCAACATTCCGAGAAAATCGTCGTCGACTTGGTCGAATACGACTTGGCACTTGAAGTCGCGTTTTACCGCTTCCCGTGCTTTTCCCGTGACCTCAGTGAGGGTGGAGTTCGTCAGGCGACCCGTTCGCTCCGTCCACTCGACTTCATCGATGTCGTTGTAGACTTTGCTTTTGCCGGCCCAGTTATCAACGCGAACGCGATTCCCGAGTCGTTGGATCTCCTGATTCACATTGTGATCCCAGTTTTCGGCGAACTCGCGCCGGTAGTGCTCTGGGATCTCCAAAGATGGAGATAATGCCATTGTGTTTTATTCAGGTTCTAAGTGGTTGCTTCACCCTCGAATCGGTAGGCTCTCATGAGGCCGTTTCGGGAACGGTGAGAACTCTGTGCCGGTATGCCTGAATAGGGCCGCTACTGAGCTGTGAAGACGATAAGCCCAAACATGGCGACATGGCAAGAAAAAAAAACCCTCCCCCCAGGAACTGCTTGCCAGGGGGAGGGTGTGATGACGAAACGACCTTTGCCGTAGAGGTAGAACCCTAGCGTTGTGGTTCTCCACTGTCAACGGATTGCTTCAAGAGGTTCCGAACCTTCTCGCGAACCATCTTGTTGTCCGGGTGAGAAGAGTTGTGATACGCGTCATATTGCGCATTGCTCTTGTCGTGAATGATCGACTTTGCCTGCGCTCCGAACGACATATCGGTCGGTGTTCCCAGATCTTCGGTCACCTTGCCTTCCTGAACCCTGCCGGCAATTGCCCCGAGCAGTTTCGCCACTCCGGGAATCTTCAGTGCCTCCTGGTCCTCCGGCGCCATGCCGAATTCATTGGCGAGATGCTTCACCTGTGCGGTCTTCCTCTCGTAGTCGCGCCCCCAGGTTTCTTGCAGATGCTTCTCAGCCTCCTGCGCCTCCTGCTGCTCCTGATGCTGTAGGGTCTCGAATTCCTTGATGTCCGCCTTCAGGAAGTAGTTGAACATCTTCTGCGCGAGTTCTTTCGGTGCTCCAGCCTCTGCTGCGAATGCCTCAAAGGCTTTAATTTTCTCAGCTTCGACCTCGCTACCCTCGGGCAGGATACCATCCTCCGGTTTGATCTCATACTTGTCCGGGGCGTCAGGGATCCCCATCTTTTCCCGATAGGCCGCCACAACCTCTTCAGGCGAATCCTCACTCGGGATCTCCAGGAGGTGATCTGTCTTCTCTCGGTATTTGGACATGAAGTCCCGTCCGGACTGCACCATCTTGTCGAACGATGAAAACTGCTGGAGGTAGTTCTCATGTCCTTTGAGGGATTCGATCCCGTCATACCAATTCTCGCGGAACTCCAGGCTGCCTTCCTCTTTGAAGATTCCGGCCGGCGCAGATCCACCGATGCCTCCACCCTGATCGGATCCAGCAGCACCAGCATCACCAGCATCACCGGCATCACCGGCACCTCCACCGATGCCACCTTCACCGCCCTCCTCCTCCTGAACTCTTGGGAATCCTTGTATTGCTCTTTTCCACATCTATTCTCCTTTTGTTGTTGTTCAATCTGTCGACTAGAATTGGCCGCGGCGCCGACCGTAGACCCGGCGAAACTTCTTCGCGCCCCAGTTCTTCTTCCGCCATGCAATCACCAGAGGATCCTTGTCCCCCAGCATCTTGTCCGGCATCGGGCAACCAGAGGCAATGTCCTCGCGCATCGTGACTCCGACATCCCCGGGTTTCACTTCGCCATTCTCGCCCTCGAACTGAGACGCGAGGTTGACATCCGGATCCGGTGCGTCGTCGTCGTCCAGGTCGTCGAGGTCATACTCTGACTCCCCTGTCTCGCGCTCGCTGAGAATCTCCCGCTTGCGTTCTGCGTCCCGTTCCTGCTTCTGCTCGAATTGCGATGCATCCTTCAGACGCTTGAGTTCCCGTCGCGAGATGGTGACATCGTCGTCGTCGTCGTTCACCACCTTGTTGGTCTCCTCAGAGGGGGCGGGTTCGCTTGCGGTGCGGGATTCAACGTCCCCGCCCTCCTCTTCGGAAATCTCTTCCACCACATCGCCTCCAGCGACCGGCGCCGGCAGGGTCTCATCGGGCATGAGGTTGTTCTCTTCGAGTTTCACGCGTAGTGCGTCGACTCCCTCGTTTACATTGGCCTTGATGCCCTCCCCGTGGAGAATATCGACCATTTCCTGGCGTGTAAGTTGTTCACTCATGTTCTATCGATTAATGCTGGTGGTAGTTGGAGTAGATCCGTGTTGTTGCTTGTGTGTATGAGGAAGGAGAGCGTAGAGATCTCCCCGTCCAGAAATGCTGATTGTGATGTCGAAAGTGATTCGTGAAATCGCGGCTGCATCGGGTGAGTCGACTGGACAAGCTCACCCAGGATGATGCGTCCCTCCGGGGTGTGGAGAATCTCTTTGCATGCCTTCGCGAATCTCTCCTGCCGTCTCTTGTGATCCTGGGGTTTTTCCCCTACCCGAGGGGATGCCACTCTTTCGCTGATGTTCATCCGTTATGCTGCGACCTGTTCCATGTTCTTGACCGCTTCCGACTCGTTCTTCACCGCTTGTGACTCCTGCAATGCCATCTCCTGCTCCTGCAAACGCGCCTGCTCTTCCGCTCTTGCTTCGCGCATCCGGCGGACATCAGACTCCGGCATGATCCAATTCTCCGGAACCCCTTCGTTCCTTCCGTATTCGCGGACTGCTGCGTCCCAGTTTACGTGGTCGACCACGCCAGGGTTCAGTTGAGCGAATGCACCCAGTGATTCAAAGTATCGACCGAATGATTCATTCTCGAGTGCCTCAATCTGCAATGCCATTCGGGAAGAGTAGACCATTCGAGGGTCGGGGATGTGGATCCCGTTCTCCATCTGGATCTGCAATTGCTTGGGAGGCGGAGGGTATGCCTGCATGCGCAGCAGGGCGCCAAACGCTCTTCGTCCCAGCGGGTTGAACACCTCGACCATCTTGGCGGCGAAGGTCGGCGAGAATGCAGGGAGTTGGTCCCGTTGCCGTTGCACGATCTCCGTAGCAGTCACTTCCTTCCCGGGAGGAATCTCACTCATGACCTGAAACAGGTGGTTGTGAAAGGCGCGGCGAATGTTGTTCTGTCGCCACTCGACCCGATCGACTCCGGCAGGGTAGCTTCCATTCTCAAGCCACACCTTCGGAATCTTGTTCGGGTCGGTGAAGGTGGTGACTCCCCCCGGTCGCATGTCGATCTTGCCCTCATGGTCTACGTGCGCCAGAACGCGAGGGACCACCAGAGTCTCAACCAGTGAGTCGAGGAACATCTGCTGCTCGTTGAGTTGTCGCATGTCAGGGGTTGCCTGCCATCCGGGGCCGAATCCCCATGCCGTGTCGGTGTAGGTCATATGACGGTGAACGAAGGTCGGCATCGACCATGCCCCCTCCACGGAGCACTCCACCTTGTCGTCGACCGCAATCCAGATGATTGACCAGGGCATGCCGGTCGCATCGATGTAGCCTCTCTGGATCTCGTTGTTCGGAACGACTACCCGGGTGAACATGAACTTCGATTTGTCGATGCGTTGCGGATTCCGCCATGCTTGGAGGACCGATTTCCCCACATTCTCTTCCCCGAACTTTTCGACTGCTTGTCGAGGCGTGAATTCCTTGTCCTCGAACACCGTGTCGACATTTCCTCGCATGTCCTCCAGGATCGAGTAGGAACCGATTCGCATCGTCCGGAAGTTGAGACCAAGGACGGGGTCCGTGTCCATATGCATCGATCCCGTGCCGAACACCCCGTCGTCGAGGTAGAGTTTGTGAATCTCACGGTAGAAGTTGGAATTCGCGAGAACCTCCCGAGTGACCTCCGTGCATTTGGAATACCAGGATGTGATCTCGTCGTCGCCTTCCATCTGCTTCGGAGGCGCGAACTTGAACCAGGCGGACTCCGATGGTGATAGCCACGCCATGCAGCCGGCCGCGTAGGATGAGGCTGCCTCGCTGCCTACGGAATCGAAAAGCGCAGACTGGCGGGAGGTGTTCGGTTGGGTCCGGTGCTTCTCGGTGCCGATATTGTCGATATTCTGGCGGAAGTAGTTTGCCTGCTCGCGCCAATGGGAGTGGAAGAATGTCCGCATGTTTTCGGCATCCTTCCTCCGTTGGAGTAGTTTCTCGACTCTGGATTGCATCTACTTGGGTCCGCCCATCGGCGATTTCGGTGCGCCCAGGTATCCACCCCGCGGCATGGTTTGAAGGACTCCGAACCGGGTGCGGTTGCGTTTCCTCGGATCGGTTTGATTGCTTCCCGTTCTCTCGTCAATGATCTCGGTCTCAGCCGGAATCGGCTCGAGGTTCTCCTCGATGAACTTTGTGTATTTTCCCCGGAGAACCTGATACCGCTCTTTCTCCTTCTTCCGGATGTCCGACCACCTATCCCGCATTTTGGAGGCTTTACGGCGCGCCTTCTTGCGTCGTCTGCGGTTGTTTCTTAGCAGTTGGTAAAATGCTTCGCCGGCCATGATTCAAAGGGGTGAATGTCCACACAGTGCCAGAAATACCGGCATCAGTCAAAAGTAAAAACTACCCTCGGGAACGGTCGCTCACCGGTTGCTTCGGGAATTCGATGACCTTGCTCCCGTTCGGCTGAATGATTTTCGGCCTCGGTCGGTCCGCTTCCTTCACCTCCTTGACGGCATTCGCGGCTGCCTTCTTGACGCCTTCGTTCGGGTTCCCGGGCGCCTTGTCGAGGTCGTCCTTCATCGAATAGTTCTGCCGTCCCTCGACGAATCCGGTCTCGACACAGATCAGGCGGAAGGGTGACTTGCCCGAGGTGAACGTGATGAGCGTAGCCCAGGCGCCCTCTGCGAATTTGCCCTTCATCCGGCGGAATCTCTCCCCCAGGTAGGCCCACTGCTTCTGCTCCTTCACGTATACCTGGATCGAGTATTGGTAGTTTCTGTTCATCGTTTTATGCTCCCGGTCTGATTACGGTTGGACCCCTGCCCGACCGTCGAGGCGCGGAATCCTTAATTGTTGTGATGTTCGCCTTCAAGCGTCTTCCTCCGCGGCTGCCTACCGTAGCCCTGATCAGTCCTGCTGTCTCGCCTTCTTTGATCATGCGCAGAGCATCCGCGGCGTGAGAGTTTCTGTCGTGGACCGGCGTCTCAATCGCTTTCCCCGTGCTTGACTCGTTGTCGACCCGGTAGTTCACCAATCGCTCCCGCCCCTTCTCCGTATTCGCTCGATGGAACAGGAACCGCGGGAATGCCTCTTCGGTCGCGTTGATGCCGACCCAGACAGACTTCGTCCGCGGCACGATCCGGATGTTTGAGAGTCCGGCCTGCGTGAACTTGTCAGCGATCGATTCTCCCGTGTCCGTGTCTCGCTTGCCATCGTGCGGGAACAGATGGACCCCGAGAGGGTATCCCTTCGCGTTGATAGCCGCGACCCTGTCGACCGGGGTGAGGTTCTTCTCGAGCATGCAATCGACGATCCGGATCTCCTGCCCGATCATTTGGAAGAACCAGGTCACGGTGTTGAACGGAGTCCCGAGATCCCATGCAGTGTGAACCAGAGCGGACCGATCTATCGGGAAGTTGATGATTCTCTGCTCCGCCTCCGCCTCATCCAGATAGGGTGCATAAATGGCGCCCTTGATCGGTGCAGCGAATGCCTCTGCCAAGGTCGACGGGTATTCTCGCTTCGTCGCGTGGCGGTATTTCACCTTCCTTGCCGCATACCACTTCTTCTGCTCCTGGCTGAATCGCTTTCCCAGTTTCGACTCCAGTTGCTTGAAGTATTCTTCTGTCTCCTTTGTGATGGATCCCTCTGTCTCGATCGCTTCCGGGTCGTCGTGCCATGGGAAAAAGTAGATGACGCCCTTCGCGTTTGGGTCGTTGCGAAGGATCGGCTCGACCAGTTCCCAGAGTTCCCCCTTCTTTCCTCCCATCCATGTCGTCTCGATGACCGTGCGTCCTTGTGAGGCGGCCGGCATGGCACCAGAGACGATCTCCTGTGCTCTCTGGTCATCCATTGCTGCGATTGGACCCATCTCTGAGATGTGGAGCATGGAGCAGTCTCCGCCCCGGGCTGACACACTTGCGTAGATCGATGACTTCTCTGTCTTGCTCTCCCCCCTTGCGATGACTGAGAATTCCTTCTTCGATTCGCTCAGACCCTGATACGACTGCCGGATCAGCGGGTGCATGTTGTTGAAGGCGAACTGAATCTGGTTGTCCATCTTCTTCTTCGCGTCGTTCTCGGTTCGGTCGATGAGTTCACCGGTCCACCCGTGATTGAAGACAGAAGAGTCCACCTGGAAGATGTTGAGACCGGTCGAGAGTCCCAGACGCCGTGACTTGATTATGATGATCAGGTCCGTGGGATTGTCGATCAGTCTCTGGAAAATCGCTCTCTGCTCCGGCCGCGGATAGAACGGAATCGCTTCGCCGGATCCCTGCTTCTTGCATTTGTAGAGGTGCTTCAGCCTCCACATCTGATTGCGCAGATCCTCTGGAGTGAACGACTCAATCATGCCTCAGTATTCGCACAGAAACTCAGCCAACGCCATCTGGTCCGCTTCGTCGATCGTTTCGGTAACCGGGCCGGCTTGATCGTGAATCTCGATCGTGACCTTCCCGTCAGCATCCCTGGTAAAGATGACAGGACCGTCCGCGGATTCCAGCCGGAGGGTGTTCGCTTCCTTGCATTTGCGACACAGTTTCTCGGTGTCATCGGAGATGTGGTCTCCGCAGTTGTGGCAGTATTCACTCATTTTCCTTTTCCTTAGAGGTTCCGCGGATGTCGCGAATCAAATCCAGAAGGGTATCACCTACCTCACCGTTCAGGGAATCCCGGTCGAGTCCGGTAAGCTTGCCGATCTGCTGCAACGCGAATTGCTTGGAGATCATCTTCAAATTGCACGACCGCAGTTCCCCTTCCTCCCCGTAGGTTTCGCGCTTTTCCTCCACCATCCATGAATCCTCATCGACATGGGAGATGGGAGTGAACACGATCTCCTCGTAGAATCCAACCAGGTCGGCAAGGGTGAATTCCGCCTCCTCACGGATACGATCGAAAACCCGGTCAAGCTCCGCGGCAATCTTAGGTTTTCGTAGCATCCGATGACCAGTCACTGCGCATACATTCGCCGCTCCTTTGTATCCTGCATGACGATAGGACTGGGTTGCATTCCCCGTGAGAGCGTAGAGGTGGACGAATCGCCACTCCTTCTCTGTCAGGTCCGAGCGTTTCGGCCGGCGTGGAATCTTCAGCTTACTGGGATCTACTGCTTCCATATCAGTTCATTCCGTGTCGTTCAGCATACTGTGCCAACGCGTCGAAGTCATCATTTTTCATGAATGCCACTTCCTCGAGGCACATCATGAACTTCCCCTGGTATCGTGACCGAACATGACTCTTGGCGGAATCCGGTGAGTCTGCCCAGATCATCAGCGGGTGCTTCCATCCCACCAGTCTCACGTTGAAAAGTCCCAGCATGCATTCGCCGGACTCAGTCTCTTGCTTTTCCATATGTTGTATCCGTTACACGTTCGATGATCAATTTCTCCTTGGCAATCTCTTTCCGGATCGCGGTATCCTGGTGCTTGGTCAGTTTTCCTGTGATGATGTAGTCCCTCCGCTTTCCTGACCGATCGGAGGCTACGTAGGTTCGAGTTGTTCTCATCTCCTTCCCTCCCTTGCTGCGTCGTAGGCGAGATCCCCCAGGTAGTCGCAGTGATCGCAGTTCCCCGGTTCGTTCCCGTGGACGCATTCGGTTTCCTCTTCCGGTTCCTCACAGCAGTCGCAAGGGTATTTCTGACCGCAGTCCTCACACTTCCAATCCGGCGGATCCGGTTCGTAGATTTCGCAGTCGTCCATGGGCCATTTCGCGCCGCAGGATTCGCAGACGTAGAGGAATTCTCCATCTGGCGTTTTCTCATAGTCGCCTGCATACCCGTCTTCGCATTCTGGACAATCAGGAGGTTCCGGTTCTTCGGGTGGATCGAGGTGGTAGTCGTTCATAATTCAATTTTAATTCCGCTGGAGATACTGGCGCGGAGAATCTGGACCTGTTGCCAACCTTCATCGGCTCGCGTTTCCGCTTCCCGCAGATCCCGGCGGAGGTTCCCTGTTTCGATCGTAACAAGCGCGAGGGCGCAGCAGAGAGCAATAACCAGGGCGAAAAGGAATAGGGTGAGATGTTTCATGTTGGTATAAATGGCTGATTATGCCACTGGTGGCTGAAGAAGGCTGTTATCCCCTAAAGATTTTGCTTCCCGCTTCCATTCCTCACCCCAATTTCGGAGATCCATGTTTGACTGCCTCACGTTCTCCAATTCGTCCTTCGCACGGTCGATATACCATTCGGCGTAATCGGCAGCCTCTTTAAGTTCCTCCAATTCCATGCGATCCCAT